CGTTTTTAGAATCGTCGAATCCCATTGATTCAGCTCTCAGCCATCTATGTACAAAACCTGCTGGTGCAGGGGGTGCATCTAATAAAGATGGTGGAGACCAGACTTTTGGTCGAGATGTTTTTTCTCTAGTCTGACTCGCACGTGAAGTTTTTTTATCGTCTATATTTTCCATGCTTATACTCCTTCCGTGATTTTTAATTGTTCCGCATAGTCTTTAAGTGGCACACCTAATTTTCTAGCAATTGCTACCTGTGATGGTGAGAGTTTCACAGTTTTGCGACCTGATGTTTTACTACTACGCGTTGCAGAAGCAACAGTTTGAGTAGGTTTGTTGGTCGAGTCTGAAACTATATCAAACTTGTGGGGGAATTCAACCCTTATTCTTCGGTCTACTTCCATATAATACTCATCGGCATCTGTATTAGGATCATATCCTTCTACTTCAGTCAATTGTCTGTGTATTACCTTGGCCCCTTCAGTCATAACAGGATCTCTGTTAAACCAAGTAGCGTTTTTACTAGCCCAATTTCTGGCTCTACTATCTACTCTTCTCGGTTCTTCAACTGGTGATTGGTATTGTTGTTGTCTTTCCATTTCTAAGGCTTGAGTAGCTTTTTGGTCAGCTTGTCTAGCTTTAAGATCAGAAAGTCTAGCTTCTTCATAACCCAATCTAGAAATTTCTGCACTTGCAGCAACTTCAGCTTTAAGGTCGTTTTCTTCCCTAGCTTTTGCTAGTTTAGAAACAGCCGCTTCCATACCAGATTTAATTCTACCTTCTTTTTCAGATACAAATCCTGTATCTAATTTTGTAAGTCTAGAATTAAGTTGGTCTTTTTCAGCCAAAACACTTTTTGCATAAACAGTAGCCGCTTCTTCACGTCTTTCTGCTTCACGCATTTTTTTAGTTAATTTAGCTATTCTTCTTTTTACTCCATCAGAGTATTCTTCTAATTCTTTCTTTTGTTCTGTATTTTTTTCGCCTTCTTGAACATCAAGAGGCTCACTAGGTTTCTCAGGTGTGTCATTGGACTCATTATCGAATGTAACACCTTCTTCTTTGTTTGTATCATCGCTTATCTCCTGTGTTGAACTTTCTTCTACTGAAGTTTCTTTGGGTTCGTCCAAAGTGACTTCAGCTCCTGGTCCAGAAGTATCGATGTCAATGGTATCTTCTTGCATAGTTATCTCCTTCTATGATTGTTAATATTGATGAAGTATATCTTCAGGGTCATCTATGTTTGCTAAAACTTCATCATCATTTAGCAATCTTACTTCACCCCCGTCAATTTGAATTCTTGATCCTGCATATTTTGCAAAGATTACCCAATCACCTTTTTTGCACCAAGGTCCTTCAGGAAATTTTTCTTTGTCATAACAATGAGGTCCCATTTCAAGTACAAGTCCACAAGTAGATGCAACCTGTTGTCTCTCTACTGCATCTTGTGCTAGAAATATTCCACCTTTAGTTTTTTCTGGCATTCTGAAAGGAAGAACTAGAAGTCTCCAGCCCGTAGGTCTTGGTAACTTATTTGATTCTTTTGTTTTTAAACGCTCATAAGATTCTGTCTCAGAATCTTCTACTTTTTTATCTTGTTGCTCGTACTTTTCTTCCAATGCATTTTTATGCTTTGGGATCTCTGTCTTTTCCATCAAGATTGATGACGGTTCCGTTGTTGTCTTCATTTTTTGCTCCTTTGTTTAGCAGGTTGGATATTTCCCCTGAAATAAATGTATAAGCTTGCGCTTGTCCTAACATATACTTGTATTTTTCCATACTGTCAACGCCTCCACCTACCATGACATTAGCCACTTGATTGTAGTTGTCTTTTAACAGTTTTTGAATCTTTTGAATTAATACTAAATCGTCCATATTTAACCTTTCTATTTTTTAGCTAGTTTATCTTTGTTTTCGCCTTTTTTTATTACATAGTCTTGAGTTCCATTAGCCCCTGTTTCAACTTCTTTTTTCAAGTTTCTAAACAAACTCATTTCAGTAATTTTTCTATACTTCTCTTTTAAAAAACTTTCAATCGATTTTGTGTCTCTCATTTTTTAATTTCATTTTCAAAAGTTTTATCTACTTCTAAAACTACTTCCTTTTTTACTTTTCCTTTTACTTTACATTTGCATCTAGGAGCTTTTAACCACTCAAAGAAATCATCTATAGCTCCAAAAAATTTATATAATAACCTATCAATCATTAGCAGTTCCACTTTCTAAGTGATTTATTAATTCTTGAGTTTGGATCGTTAGCTGTCTTAGCTGATGTACGTCTTTTTTTCATACCTGACATTCTAGCACAAAAAGATTTTCTACGATTAGCTGCAGTAGATCCTTCTTTTAATTTTGAGGGTTTAGTTGTAACTGCTGTTTTAAGTTTGGATCCAGGATTGTCTGCTCTGTAAGAAGCCACACCTTTTTTATTTAATCCACCTGATTTAGATTTACCTTCTTTTCTAGTCCAAGCTGCAGTAGTTGAGCCACCTTCTTTGAAACCAGTAAGCATTTTGCCATAATACTTTTTATAACTTTGATTTTCTCCAGGACCGCCTTTTATAAAGCTACCAGTGTATTTTGTGTTAGGCATTTTCATTACGCTGTCGTTTTCTTTTTAGGAAAACCTTTTTTCATATTAGCGTAAGCTTTCTTTGTTATTGTAGAATCTTTTTTACTTCTTGAAGTACCAGCTTTCTTACGAGCGTTGATGTTGGCCCAAAGGCCTTTTGCTTTAGCCATTATATTTTATACTCTCTGATTAAGCGTTAAGTTTTTTAACGATTCTTTTTTTTTCAGCTGTTAAATTTTTCTTACCTTTTGAAGTGTAAGCTTTTTCAGAATCTACTCTACCTAATTCTTCAAAGTCGTTTATTTTAGAGCCGTTTCTTTTTTTAACTCTTGAAACAGTTCCTCTTACGTTAGTAGTTTGTTTATTAAATCTTGGATTTGCCATTATTTTTTTCCTCCGTTGTTTCTAAATATTTGTGTACCCTTTATACCATAAATCGACGCAACTACAAGGATCCAAAGATTAGTGAACCATGACGGAAGCTCTGAGAACATTTCAAAAAACAATCTTACTTTGTCCATAGCGGTTGGATCGTCAGATACGACTGCCCAGGCCAGAATTGCTATAGGCAAACTTAGAATTATCAAAACTGCCTCGTCCTTCCAATCTGATTGTCTGGATTCTAAAAGTTTTCCCTGGTAAGCTTCCTCACCACGAGCCATCTTAGAGGCGTGCATTAACTGCGCGTCAGACATAGCCATCTTCGTTCTCTGCTTATTAGCGTAGATTTTACTTCCAGCAGAAACGGCTAATTTAATTGCCGATAACCACATGTTAGTACCAAGTAGCTTTTTTACTTTTAGACTTTAACATTCTTTTAGTTCCTCTAACTTCAACTGGATCTCCAACACCTATTTTGTTGAACACTCTGTCTTGGTTAGTAAGAATAGTAGATCTCGGATCTGTTTCAGTTCTAACTTCTGGAGTTGCAATCTCTACACCCCCATTAGCGTCACAACTTGAAACTGTTCCTTTGCTACCGTAAGAAAGTTTATTTTTTAAATCTGCCATATTTTCTCCTTAATGTGTTTATACTTACTTTTTTTTAAAATTTCTACCAAAATCGTTCATTTTACTTCGATTAGCTAGTTCTTGTTTAGCGATAGACGTTGCAGCACGTAATTCTGCTAAATCTTCGTTTTGTTCCAACTTTTCATCCTTATTTTGTTGGTTCATCATAGCTTTCATCTTATCAAGATTGATTTTTTCTTGAGCTTGTTGTGCTGATACAAAATCATCCTTAGCTCTGATGTCTAATTCTCTTGCTTTTAACTTAGCAATTGGATCATTTGCATATTCACCTAACATTTCTTGCTCTTCTTTAGCAAAATCTTCAAACATCTCTGCAATCAATATAGATTTTCTAGCTTCAATCTGCATCGTTAGGCCCATAACCTGTTGTTGTATCATTGGGTCTTGTTGCATCTGAGGATTTTGTTGCATCTGTTGTTGGATTTGTTGCATCTGCATAATTTGTTCTTTGAACTCTACTTCAACTTGTTCTAACGCCATTAAACTAATGTGTTCAAAAATATTTTTCTGCATTGAAGCTGTGATCTGCGGATTTCCTCTAGCCATTGAAGAAGACATGAAGTTTAAGTGAGCAGTAATGTGAGCTCTATGATCTTGTCCTTTGAAAGCTTGGAAAGGTTTTCCTCCCAACGATTGAATTGCTTCTACAGCAGGATCCATTGGTGTTGGTTTTTGTGGTTTAACTAAAATAGTATCAATATTTTTTACACCCAATGCTTCATACATTGCACGATACGCATTATATAGGTTGTGCATTTGCGGATTTGATTGTGCTAGTTGTAACTCAGCTTGAGCAATTGATATTCTTTGAGACTGAGAAAAAATATTAGGATCCGCTATCGGTAAAATATCTATCTTGTCATCAAAATCTTGTTGTCTAGTTCCTCCTACGACATCGTAAGGATATTCTGCTGGTAAATATGTTTTAAATATTCTACCTAGCATTTTGAACTCATGTTTAAGACTCACATAAATTCTTTTATGAATCGCGGACATTGTTCTGCTTCCTCTCTCCAGAAGCGCTACGGTCGTACCCACTGCCGCTTGCTGGTTCCCATCACCTACTTGCAAGTCTGCTATTGAAGCGAATCGTTGACCTGCATCTACTACGACCCCCATTAACTGCAATAGAGTCTGAGAAGGTTCTTTAAATGGAAGTGCCATAAAGGCATCTTTTATATTTCCACCTGGAGCATCCACATCTCTAAATTCGCCTGGAGCAATCGCTTGCGCGTCATCTCTGATTCTAATTCCTCGCATTTTAAAACCTGCGGGTAAATTGGATAAGGTTCCTGCATCAAGTAGTGATCTAAGAGCTGCTGTTGCAGTACGTGACAATCCACCAATCATATGAATTAAACCAAAGCCATAAAAACCTAGACCTGGTAAAAATTTGAAATGTACAAAATAAGAAATTTTTTTCTTTAAAGGGTCTGCTGGTTCAAAGTTTCTTCTAATGGCTAAAACTTCACGAGTTGCTTCTTCAATCGTTACAATGTAAGGAAGTTTAATTCCAGTCAACTCACCTGCCTCATCTCTATCTTCAAATCCTTCTAGATCTAAATCTATGTGGCATTCTAAAATATTATAAATATCTTCGTTTTGTGTTTTTTGTATTCCTTCTAGTTCTCTTTCTTTTCTATCTAAATCAGATTCTGTGTCTGCAGGTTCTCCTAATTCTATATCTCTATAGAAACCATTAACTTGTTGTTTTCTTAAATCGTTTTGAGAAGTTTTAATAACATGAATTACTGCTGTTGCATCTTCTAAAGAAGTTGCTGAATAAGGTACTACTAAATCTTCAGCAGGTACAAATTTTGAAACGGCTCTACCTAATAAAGCATCGTAGTAAACTTTTTTAAAAGCAGATCCTGCAAGAGGTAAATAAAATAACATTTGATCAAACTCAGGTTCATATTCTTTCATCTGGTCCATTAACTGCCAGTTCATATATTCTTTAACTCTCTCTGATTGCATTTCCTTTTCAGGAGTAGGCGCACCAATAATTTGTGTTCTTACCGGTCCGTCGGCCGGGAGTAATTCTTTGTAAGCCAAGGCTTGAAATTGTGTAACTGCTTCTGCAAGGACTGGGTGAGTAGCACCTGCTGCACCTGAGAAAGGTTCTGTTCTGTCTTCGTATTTAAATCCTAATAAATCTAATCCTGTAATATAAGTGTGTTCCCATTCTTTACGAGACTCTTTGTATTCCATGTAGTTTGCATTTAGTTCTGAACCTAGAGGACCTAAAACATCCTCTGGTAGTAACTCTGCTAAGTTGTCAAAGTGGTTTTCACTTTGTGCTTGATTAAAGGCTCCAGGTTCAAAATTAATTTCGACACCGCCATCAGCAGTCTCTGTAATCTCTGTGTCACCCTCATCAGGTAATGATTCTTGAATCTCCTCAGTAACCTCGACTTGTTCCTCGGGCCCTGGTAGTTCAACCGAAGTTCTAACTTCGTTTAATGTCTTGTCTATATCTGCCATTTATTTTCTCCAATCTTTCTGGTTTATCTTGTTTTGTTTCATTAATCAAGCCTCTAGG